AAGAGAGTTACTACTAGGATTTTTTAATTTTGAACCTATTGACTGACCTAGCAGACAAGCCAAGACAATAGGGGAATTTCCAAAGGAGGAAATTATGGCAAACTCAACATTTAATGGACCAGTAAGGTCTGAAGGTGGTTTTGAACAAATCACTGTAACTGCTAAGACAGGAGCAGTAACTAATAACTTTGATGTAGATACAAGTGGTAATGTATCTGGCACAGGTACTGTAAAAATGACTGGTGCTATGAACTATGTCAAAGATGTAGAAAGCCTGACAGATGCTACTAAAACTATAACATCTGCTGATAGTGGTACTGTTTATTTAATAAACAGAGCTGCAGGTGTAGCTATAACACTTCCCACAGCTGCTTCTGGTCTTTACTACAAATTTATAGTAGGCACTTCTATCACTTCTAATGCCTTTTCTTTAACTGGTGCTTCAGCAGTAGATATATTTGCTGCTTCATCTAATGTCTTGTTATGGGATAAAGATGCACCTAGCACAGTCAGTGCAAAACAATTTTATGCTGATGGTTCTGATGATGATGTTATGTCCATGAATGGTGGCACAACAGGAGGTCTTATAGGAACTGAATTGCATTTGTATGGCATTGGTACAGGTGGTCAAGGCAGTGCAACAGCAGTATGGCATTTAAGTGGTGTTTCATATGCTGATGGCACATTAGCAACTCCATTTGCATAAGGAGTTAAATAATGGCAGACGCAGTAACCTCACAAACTATTCAGGATGGACAGAAAATTGCTGTCTTGAAGTTTACAAATGTATCTGATGGCACAGGTGAAAGTGCTGTCAAAAAGGTTGATGTATCAGCTTTACAATCAAATAACAGTGGTGACGCTTGCACTTCTGTCTCTGTAGCACGTATTTATTGGGCTACAAGAGGCATGGGTGTAAACCTAGAATTTGATGCTACTTCTAATGTTCTTTTGACTGGTTTACCAGCAGATAGTACAGGAGATGAATACTATGACTTGTTCACAGGCATACCAAATAATGCTGGTAGTGGTGTAACAGGTGATATTGACTTTACTACTATTGGACATTCAAGTGGTGATACTTATTCAATAATATTAGTATTGAATAAAAATTATTAATGTAAAGGTGACTAAAGACCCAAGATTGAAAAGAGCTGGCGTTTCTGGTTTTAATAAACCTAAAAGAACGCCATCTCATCCCAAAAAATCACACATAGTTGTGGCTAAAGAGGGTGATAAAATAAAAACAATCAGGTTTGGTCAGCAAGGTGTAAAGACAGCTGGGAAACCAAAAAAAAATGAGTCAGCAAAACAAAAAGCTAGAAGAAAATCTTTTAGAGCTAGACATGGCAAAAATATAGCTAAAGGCAAAATGTCAGCAGCTTATTGGGCAAATTTAACAAAGTGGAGTTGATATGGCAATTTCAAGGGCACAAACACCAAAAAATGTTGCAAACCCTAGTTTGTACAGTAAAGCTAAAGCAAAAGCTAAAGCAAAATTTGATGTTTACCCGTCAGCTTATGCAAATGCTTACATGGTTAAAGAGTACAAAAAAATGGGTGGCAAGTACAAAGGTAAGAAAAAAGCTACAGGTGGAGCAGTAAAATTCAATAATGGTGGCACAGTCATGGTACAAGGCAGAGGTTGTGGTGCTATGATGGATGAAAAAAGAAAAAAAACAAAAATGCCTAGAACATAAATATGAGTCTAAAAAAATGGTTTAAAGAAGATTGGGTAGATATAGGCTCTCCAAAAAAAGGTGGTGGTTTTGAAAAATGTGGTAGGTCAAAAGCCAAAGGTTCAAAAAGAGGTTATCCAAAGTGTGTTCCAGCTTCTAAAGCTTCAAACATGTCAAAGTCACAAATAGCATCAGCAGTAACTAGAAAAAGGTCAAAGAAACAAGGTGTAGGTGGCAAGCCAACAAATGTTTCAACATTTGCTTCTACTGGTGGTAAGATAACAAAAACAAACAATATGGGTTTGTATAGCAGATATTAGGAGAAAAAATGAAAGGTACTAAATATATGGCTAAAGGTGGCAAAGCAAAAGGCACTAAGTACATGGCTAAAGGTGGAGTAGCAAAAGGCACTAAATATATGTCTAAAGGTGGCACAATGAAGAAAAGAGGTGTTGCTAGAGGTATGGGTGCTGCTATCAGAGGTGGCGACTATACAATATAGTTAATATCACAAATTAAATATTGTGGCATATTTAATATCAAACATACCCCAGTTCAAATGCTGGGTTAGAAAAGAATTTACTGCAAACCATATGGATTATCATGGTGAGTATCTTCATGGACTAGCAATAGCAGTTAATACTTTGCCAGACAGGTCTTTATCTTTTCAGATAGTTTTTACTGGGTGTGAAATAGATAACATGGAAGATGCTCCCAACATACATGGTGGGGCAATGTGGGCTAGGATGCCTATACAAGCACTTGTTGCTGACATACCTCTTGAAGAATACCCAGAACCTATGGAAGACCACTTGGCACAGCCGTGGGATTGTTTGAGCCATCATCATACTGTGGTTACAATGGATAGAGTTAGCTCATCACCGTGGATATGTAAAATAGGTGGAGAGTTTTATACAGGCAAATACATGTTTACAGTTGATTACACTGATAACTCAATAGCTGATGACCCAGCTCAACATAAACAGTCACATGTGTTATATTTAACAGATGCTGGTGAGTACACTGGTAATTTTGTGGCTTTGCCCAACAATAGGGTTAGAGCAACAAATCCAGCATTGTGGAGAGTAGGTGAAGGTGCTCCAGATTTTATGCCCTCACAGTGGACACACTCAGCAGAACAACATGAGAGTTATATAGACCCAAACATAACATTTAATAATCTGTATAATGAAGAGTAGTTATGAAAACTAAAAACAAAAATAATGGCAACAAGTAGTAGTAAAAATTTTGAACCTGATGTTGCAGACTACATAGAGGAGGCTTTTGAAAGGTGTGGTTTAGAGCTAAGAACTGGCTATGACCTCAAAAGTGCAACCAGAAGTTTAAACATTATGTTGGCTGAGTGGGCTAACAGAGGTCTAAACCAATGGACTGTTACAGAAAAAACCATATCTATGGTTGCATCTACAGGAACTTACAACATAGACAGCACAAATTCTACAGCACCTATTGATGTTTTAGATGTTTACATAAGAGAAACTTCAGGCACTGAAACAACTGACCTACCACTTAGTAGATTAAGTAGAGCACAATATTCACATATAACTAACAAGGCTAGTGAAGGCAAACCAAATCAATTTTTTGTAAACAAACAATTATCTCCAACTATTACTGTCTATCCTGTACCAGATTTATCAAGCACTTACACTTTATACTTAAATGTTTTAACAAGAATGGATGATGCTGATTCTGCAACAAACACTATGGATATGCCTTTTAGGTTTTATCCATGTTTAGCAGCTGGTCTTGCTTATTACATATCTATGAAAAGAGCACCACAACTTACAGGACAGCTCAAAGCTATATATGATGAAGAATTTACAAGAGCACTTTCACAAGATGAAGAAAGGAGCTCATTTAATATATCACCAAATTTAAGGAGTTATAACAACGCATAATGGCTTTTGCTTCTAATAAAAATGCTTATGGTATTTGTGATTTGACAGGTTTCAGATACAAACATAAAGACATGAAAAAAACTTGGGATGGTTTGTTGGTTGGTAAAGACCAATGGGATGCTAAACACCCACAATTAATGCCAAAACCTTCTCCAGTTGACCCAGAGGCAATAAGAGATGCTAGAGTAGAAAGCCCAGAAACTAATAATTTTTTTACAGTTTATACCAATGTGGGTACTGGTAAACTGGGCACACAACTAGATTCTTTTGAATTGACAGCAAGCATAGGAGCAGTCACAGTAACAACATGAGTTTTACATTAGCAACATTAAAAACAGCAGTACAAGATTATTTGCAAGTATCTGAAACAACTTTTACAAATCAGTTACCTAGATTTATACAAGAAGCAGAAGACAGAATATTTAATTTAGTACAACTGCCTTTTCAAAGAAAAAATGTACAAGCAACTTTAACTGTGAGTAACAGGTTTTTAGCTACACCTACAGATTTTTATGCTCCATTCAGTTTAGCTGTTATCAACAGCAACACTTATGATTATTTAGATTTTAAACACCCATCTTTTATAAAAGAATATGCTCCCTCATCAACTGCTACAGGACAACCAAAGTATTATTCACAGTTTGATGATACTTCATTTGAGCTTGCTCCAGTTCCTGACTCAGCATATACTATTGAATTACATTATTTGTATAAACCAGCCTCTTTAACAAGTGGTAGTGACAGTGGTACTACAATACTAAGCACAGATTATCCTGATGCTTTGTTGTATGGTACTTTAGTAGAAGGAGCTGTCTTTCTGAAAGAACCCCCTGATGTCATTGGTCAATTTGAGGCTAGATTTAAGGAGGCAGTAAGCAGAATGAAAACCTTATCAGAAGGTCGTGGCACACGAGATGAATATAGGTATGACCAGTTGCGAACTGGTGTATCTTAATGCAACCCATTGAATCACTAGAAGGCAAACGTATTGCCATAGTAGGACTTGGTATATCACAAGTGGATTTTGCTGTTGGTTTGCAGAATGGCAAAACTTGGGATGAAGTCTGGACAATTAATTCAGCTGCTGCTGTTTACAAAACAGACAGAATGTTTATGTTAGACCCAGCAAGCAGATTTTTTGATAGTAATGATGCTGGCAAACAAACAAGTGCACTGACCAGAATATTGCCAGATGCTGATTATCCTATTTACACATGTGAGTTA